CAACCCTGAGAAGGGCATGACAGAGACTGTAAGCGCATTCATGAACAATATTCAGAAGGGTCAGTCCCTAACGAATGCGACATGGGATGACGCCAGTGAACACATCAAGACGCTACGGGGTAAGCCCGGACACCTTGATGACGATACGATGAGGCAGATTCTGTCTGCGTATTCACCCCATGAGCGGGAGATGCGTAAGTATGGTAAGCCTACAATTGGTTCAGGATTGGTTTTTCCAATACCTGAAGAGAAGTTAATCTGTAAATCTTTTGAAATACCTGATCACTGGCCCCGTATAGCGGGAATAGATTTTGGTTGGGACCACGACACAGCAGTACTATGGGGAGCGCATGACACTGAAGAAGACGTATTCTATATTTATGACGCATATAATGCGAATAAGCGAAGTCCTGCTGAACACGCTACTGAGATTAAGCGCCGTGCTAATTTCATTCCTGTTGCTTATCCCCACGATGGTAATCGCCGGGATAGCATGGGTAATCCGGGGTTGGCAGACCAGTATCGGAATCTTGGGTGCAATTTTCTACTTGAGCATTTCACCAATCCCCCGGCGTTGGGTCAAAAGAAAGGGTCGAACAGTGTCGAAGAAGGTATACAACAAATGGTTGTCTGGATGGAAGAGGGTCGATTCAGAATATTTGAAGACTTGGCTCACGTACTTCAGGAGTACAGGCAGTACCACAGAAAAGAAGGAAAGATCGTAGCGATAAGGGATGACTCCATGTCAGCCATGAGATATTGTTTCATGAGCAGAAGGTGGGGTGTAGCAGGATCAGATGAAACTTGGTCTTTCAATTTTGAGAAACCACTAAAGTATCAGGAACTAGGAATAGTATGAGCGAACCAGTAACAGAACAAGATATCGTACAGCGAATCGACGGAGAAATATCAGCAGCCCTAGGGTATGGTGATAGTGTATCCGAACAGCGAAGAGAGGCTATGCACTATTACTATGCACAGCCATTTGGCAATGAGGTCGAAGGTCGATCTCATTTTGTGGACTCTACGGTTCAGGATACGGTTGAGTGGATCAAGCCATCCCTGATGCGTGTGTTTGCCTCTGGTGACGAACTGGTTAAGTTTGAACCTAACTCACCACAGGAAGTGGAGATTGCTGATCAAGCCTCTGACTACGTTAACTACGTGCTACAGCGCCAACACAATGGTTGGGAGATTCTGTATCAGTGGTTCACAGATGCGTTGCTACAAAAGAACGGCATCATCAAGGTATGGTGGGATGAGTACACTGAGTACGTCCGTGAAGAGTACAAAGGTCTTAACGATGTAGAGTTTGAAGCCCTCATCATGGATGAGAACGTAGACATCATCGAACACAGTGAGTACCCCGCAGAAGGTGGATACACACATGACTGCGTTGTAAAGCGCAATGAGTATATGGGTAAGGTGCATATTGAGAATGTACCACCTGAAGAATTTCTAATTAACCGTGAAGCCAAGAGCATTGAAGATGCTAGGTTCATCTGTCATCGTGTGCGTAAGACGCTATCAGAACTGCGTCAGATGTACCCTGACATTGACCCTGAAGAACTGAAGGGTGGTGATCTAAGCAATCCTATGTGGGATAGCGAAGGCATGGCTAGACAGTCCTATGACCATACACATGACATCTTTCATGGGCACAGCAGTGCAGCAACGGAAGAATCACTAAACGAATACTGGCTTCATGAATCATTTGTACGTACAGACTACGATGGTGATGGCATTGCGGAACTACGCAAGGTCTGCACTGTAGGCTCTACAGTATTATCCAATGATGAAGTGGACAATATGCCCTTCATCAGCATTACACCTATCAAGATATCTCATAAGTTCTTTGGTCTGTCTGTGGCTGATTTGGTTATGCCATTACAGAAGATCAAGTCTACACTTATGCGTAACCTGCTAGACAATATGTACAACCAGAACTATGGACGGTTTGCGGTATTGGAGGGTCAGGCAAATCTGGATGATTTACTGACGGCTAGACCGGGAGGCATCGTACGTGTTAAATCACCTAATGCTGTCACCCCTCTGGCTACTCCTCCGCTTGAACCTTTTGTGTTCAACATGGTTCAGTACCTTGATGACGTACGTGAATCACGTGCAGGAGTCAGCAGAACAGGACAGGGACTTAACGATCAGGCGCTAACCTCACACACTACGGCTACCGCTGTTAACGCTGTGATGACGGCTGCTCAATCCAGAGTCGAACTGATTGCCAGAAATTTTGCAGAAACTGGTGTCAAGGATTTAATGTGTCGCATCTATGAACTTCTGGTGAAGAACATGGATCGCAAGCGTGTGATTAAACTGAGAGATAAATGGGTGGACGTTGACCCACGCTCATGGGCAGACTCTATGGATGCTACGGTATCTGTGGCTCTGGGTCATGGCAACAAAGATCAACAGGTTGCTCAGTTAACTCAACTGGTTCAGATGGCTGCACAGCAGGCAGGAACTCCGATGATCTCACCTGATAATATGTACAACCTCACGGCCTCCCTATTGAAGTCTATGGGCTACCAGAATGTGAATGACTACATCACACCACCTGAAGGCCAACAGCCTCCACAGCCTGATCCAATGCAGCAAGCAGCACTCAAGGCGATGGAAGTGGAAGATCAAGTCAAGCAGGGTGAACTTGAGGTCAAACGAATGAAGGTAGAGAACGAAGTCAATGAGACTAAGATGGATGCCAAGTTTAAAATGGCTGAACTTAAAATGGAGTCTGACGAAGGGAGGGCAGTTAAGATAGGTCAATGAGCGAATTCAGAATAGAAGAGGCAAGAAGGTTATTAAACAATGAACTTTTTGTCGAAGGTATACAAGGTTTAAAAGACCAACTACAACATGAGTGGTCCGTAACAGACGCACATGATATTGACGGTAGAGAACAGATTTGGCTTGAACTCAAACTGGTAGACAGATTAGTAGGACATCTGACATCAATATTTGAGGAAGGACAAATAACTAAATTTACATCAAACTTAAAGGATTTATAATGAGTACAACAAACATTGTGGACAACACTCCAGTGGAGCGACCCGCAGAACCATTGAGCGAAGCAATGCAACTTGCTGAAGCACAAGAAGCAATTCTCAATCTAGTGGAAGCCAATGAGGCTCAACCCGAAATTGAAGAAGGGCATTCCGTCGAAGAAACAGAATCTCAACCTATAGAGGAAGATGAAGTTTCAGAAGATGAGGCTGAAGTAGATGAATCGGAGTCTTATGAAGACGAAGATGAATACGAAGCATCAGATAATGTTGACGCTGAAGGCGAAGAAACCGAAGTCTACACCATCAAAGTTGATGGAGAAGAGGTGGAGGTGACACGTGATGAATTACTTCAGGGTTACCAGAGACAATCTGACTACACCAAAAAAACGCAAGGTTTGTCGGAAGAGCGTAAAGCAATTGAAGAGGAAAGGGGTAACCTTTCAACTGAGATGCAAGCCCTTCTGCAACAGCGTGAGCAGTATCAACAAGCACTTGGACAACTTGGAAATCAATTACTGGCAGGTATCAGCAGGTTTCAAAATGTTAACTGGGAGCAACTGAAGGAAAACGATCCAATCGAATACATTACTAAACGTGATGAATTTCGTGAAGAGCAGGAAAAGATCAAAGGTCTACAACAGCACCAAGCGCAGGTGCAGGCACAACAGCAAGCAGACATGCAAAAGGAGCAGGCTAAACTTGCTTCTATTGAGATGAAGAAACTTGCTGATCTTATCCCCGAATGGAAAGACCCTGAAGTACAGCCAGAGTTAGCAAAGAGTATTCGTTCATACGCAATGGAATCAGGATATCAGAAAGAGGAGATTGACATGCTTGTCGATAGCCGTTCTGTTAATGTTCTGATGAAGGCTATGAAGTATGACGCTCTCCAGAAGGCTGACGTTAAGACCAAGAAGTTGAAGAACAAACCCAAGATGGCGACTTCGGGAACGAAGCGTGGCAAAGCGGATGCTGCTAGACGGCGTAAAGCCAAACTTTCTGATAAATTAAAACAGTCTGGATCAGCAAAGGATGCTGCAAGACTGTTGGAAGACATTCTATAGGAGAAATATAAATGGCAATTCCAGCAAATACACGGGAAACTTATCCCGCATTAGGTCCGGGTCGGACCGAAAACCCCGGCCCTCCGGGTGGTATCAGAGAAGACCTCTCTGACATCATCTACAACATCAGTCCGGAAGAGACTCCGTTCATGAGCGCAATTGGCAAGTCATCCTGCGACAACACTTACTTTGAGTGGCAGATTGACGAACTGGCTGACGGTGCGGATAACTTCCACATTGAGGGCGATGACGCAGAGGCTATCGCAGCAACGGAACCACTTCGTGTAGGCAACTATACGCAGATCAGTTCCAAGACTGTGCGGTCAAGTGGTACGGCTGAAGCAGTAGACTTTGCAGGACGCAAATCTACGCAGGCTTACCAGATGGCTAAACGTGCGAAAGAGTTGAAGTTGGACATGGAGCATATGCTTCTTGCTCTGGCTCAGGCTCCCACTGCCGGTGGATCGGGCACTCCCCGTAAGACTGGTTCAGTTGGCGCATGGATCACTACTAATGTGGTCGCTGCTGCTGCTGCCCCTGATGAGGCTGACATCAAGGAAATGATGGAGATGTGTTGGGAAGAAGGTGCTAAACCTACTGTCCTCATGTGTGACGGCGTTATCAAACAGCAAATCTCTGCTTTGTCGCAGAGCGTTTCTGAGTTGCGTACAGCAGCAAATGATAAGTCGCCTGCATATGTTGTGGCTGCGGTGGACATCTATGTTTCGGACTTTGGCAATCTTCAGATTGTACCGAATCGCCTGATGCCTGCTCAGACTGCGTACTTCCTAGACTATGAGTACTGGGATATTGCGTATCTTCGCCCCTTCATGACGCATGACATTGCCCGTATGGGTGATAGCGTTGCTCAACAGTTGCTTGTTGAGTTTGGCCTTCGTTCCAAGAACGAAAAAGCCAACGGCAAAATCACTGGTTGGGCTGCGCCTTAATCAGTATTGGGATGCCCCCTTCGGGGGGCTGACCTTTTTTAACTAGAGAGGAACCATGAAGAAATCAGATTTCAAAAACGGTAAGCCCGTCAAGAAAGAAGTGAAGAAAGAAGGAAAGAAACTGGACCCATATAAGGTTCTCAAAGAAGCCTACGCAAAACCAACTAGGGTTGCTGAAGTAGGTGGTAAGGGATATGTATGAAGACTATATTTGATGTTGACCAATCGGGGGTCACCACATTTGAAGAGAATGATAAAGAGTTCACACTTACGAAGACACAAGACGTTGAACCTATCATCACACAAAATAAGAAAGAATTTAACAGTGGAATTAACAACGGAGGAAAGACTCCAGTTGGAAGAAAAGTTGCATCTATTCCCCTAGTTGTTTGGCAGAACTGGATGAAGGCTACGAATGGAGCCATACAAAAAGACCCTAAGTTATTAGCCAAATA